GTTGCTGCGGCGTTGGCATCTGCTTTCCACCATTTGCCATCCGATTTCAGATACAGCAGATTAGGGAATGCAACAGACTCACCAACCGTGGCACTGTCGAAGATGGATTGCGTCCCTGCCGAGTTATCTGCTGCGGGTTCGTTGAACGTGACGGCACCGCTTCCAGCTCCAGTAGGCCCGGTCGGGCCGGTAGCACCCGTAGGTCCTGTTGGTCCGGTCCCCGTAGGTCCTGTTGGTCCGGTAGCACCAGTTGATCCTGCTAATCCGGTAGCACCGGTTAATCCGGTTAATCCGGTTGCACCAGTCGATCCAGTAGGACCGGTAGCACCAGTTGCACCAGTTACACCAGGAGCGAACGACGTATTGCGTCCGCCGAATAACGCTTGCACCGCAGAGATACGAAATTTTCCGGACGAGGAATAAGAGGCATTCGTCCCGATAATGATTTTGCGATGAATCGCAAATTCAGGTAAGAGCGCATAAATAGCCGTCACGTAGCTCGCCGGCATATCGGAAAACGCTTCTGCCTGCGCGGCGGCAAGCGTACTGTGTTGCTTAGTTGGCTGAATCCAAAGGAAGCGCCTGCCGTTTGCGGTTGTCTCGACAAGCGGCACATCCAGGAGATAAATACAGTAAAACTTGCCCGTAGTCCCTGCGGTCGCGCCGGTAGACTCCGGGAAATAGTCCGGGTAAGTCGTTGTGATGTGCGCGATATCACTCCGCGCAGTGTCCATCGTCAGCGCATTCGCGTTTGTGAATCCAATCAGCGTGTAATATGTGTCAACGCCTTCCTCAAGCGCGGAAATCGTGGTCTGCAAATCCTCGTCTTGTAAAACGGCAGAGTCAACGCCGGGGCGGTTGTCCGCGTCTGTAGGGCTGACCGGTTGAATCGCGTAGGTTCCCGATGTAAGGTCGCCACCGCTTGCAACGTAGGTGCCGACCGTGTTGTGCAATTGTTTGTGTACGGTGTAAGGCATATTCGCGCCGTGACATTCACGAAAGCACACGCTGCCACCATCGGGAAGGTTCTGGTACTTGACCGCCGCCACTTGTATTTTATCGAACGTCCACATAGAAGTGGCCCACGTGAGCGCTCGTGTTGATTTGTCAATGGTCAGATAGTAATCGTCGGGTGAGTCCGTATGCGCGTCGGATACGATAGAAGCAGCAAGCGTGTATTTCACGCCATCAACGAGAATCTGCACTCCGCCAGCTTGCGCCACCGTTACCGTTCGCGCTGCGCTGCTCCACGTGAGCGTGACCGCTGTCGGATCTACGAACCCGGTCGGATCTTTGATCGACACGAACGGGAGCTTGCTTGTGATCCACGCCCAAACCTGTGTAAGTGTTGAATACTTCGTCGCGTTACTATCTTCCGAATCATTTACAAGCATTCGATCAGCATCAACCAAAGCGGTCGCTTTGTTTGCAAGAGCGGCGAGCTTGCCAGCAACCCACGCCCACACCTTTGTGAAGGTTGTTTTCTTTTCGACTGGCGTGGTCGCAATGTCGGTCGCTATATACGCCAAGTCTGCATCGCTGATCGATGCGATTTCAGTTAGTGCTGTGAGCTTCTTATCATCGGCCACTATGCCACCTCGCTTTCAAGTTTGAGATACGATCCATCAGACTCTACCAAAAAATTGCCACCTGATTCTAAAAGTAGATTGCCGAATACAGGCGCAGGAACTTCTCCACTCACATTTCCAGCAGATATACCGCCGCACACGTTTAATGATGGGGAAAGGCTGAGGTGCTGCTGTGCAGGAAGAATTGGACTTAGTGAAATCATGCAGTGGCTCCTTTCGTTTAGTTGCGCACGTTACCACAGAGTTCAAGCACTGTCCCGTTCGCGGCGTTCACTTGGATTTGATCACCGACAATGAAGTTGTGGCTACCCACAACCAACTGCTGACCAGACTTGATGGTGTAGTAGTCGGTTGTCCCAGGCGCGCGCACAGTGCAGGCAACAGCCGTCCGCATCTGTAGAATGAAGCTATTCCAATTCTTGTTCAGGTTGATGGTAACGAAGCTCCCGGTCATTGTGACGTTGTCGATGTTAAGCGGACTACTCATACCTTCTCCTTTGCGTTGGGGTTCTATCCCCCTATTGTGATGTTCTCAATCTCTGGGATAATGGTGCACCTGCACATCGGGTGAAGCGGTGGATGCTCTGTAGCGCTGTCTGTGGTTGTGTACTCCACGGTTTTCTCATCACCGTTAGCGTCGAGCGTTGTCCCCGTGACTGTGCTATTCGGGGCAAGGAACGGAACACTTACCCCAACGATACGGTCATGCATATCGGAGCAGTACGGGCACGTCCGTTCATCGGCGGTAGCATACCAACGCTTGTGAGTCACTACTCCATCTTGAACGTACCGCTGCTGTGCGCCCTCATTTTGCGCCCACGATACGCCAGTGCGCGATATAAGGTTCGCGTAGTTGTCGGTCCACCCCCCCATAGAGCGCTGTAGCTCGCGCGCTATCAAGTTTGGGTTGTATCCTGTGCTACTGCTTACTCCAGTGACTGGGTCAACGCTCTGCTGGTCACGCACGTGTGCAAACGTATCGTTGATTTTGTTGGCGTGGGTGCTGGCTTGCGTTGTACTCGTGCGCTCGAAGTAGTCTGTGACGCTGACACGCATTGGATCTAATAAGAACGATGTACCTTCATCGCCTATTCCTACGGTTGGTACACGTGGGGCTTTGCTTGCTTGTTTGCGGTTCGCGCGCAGCAGTGATTCCATCTGCACGTCAGCCATCGTGTATCCACGCTTCGCCGCAAGCATACCATCACCAATCTCAGCGGCATACAAATCAGCTGGCCATCGCGTTGATGCGTCAAGCGGTACTGGATGCTGATTGTCTTTTATACGCTGCACGACTTCTTTCTGCTGGGAGCGTAGCACCCTTAGCACTCGTTTGTTCATCGACCGAATGCTTGTCGTTTGCGCTCGTTGCCTCGATACAGCCAAACGCTCTGTCAATTGTGCTGCGCTTTCTTTCCGGAGATAGGACATATCTGTCGATGATAAAGCACGCTGTGACTGCACCGGTGACGATCCCAAGAACGGTTGCGATCGCCATGCATAACGCGGTGTCGATGAGCATTGTTTTTCCCCCTTACATTGCTTGCACATTAAACCGATCCCGCACTTTCACCGGTAGCTCCACTCATATGGTCATCAAGAGACATATCGGTATCTTCACGCTGAATCAGCACATCCTGCATCTTGTACTTGTATACTTCGCCTGCTTCGGCATCATCGTTCATTCCTAGCAGAGCACGGCATTCGTTGCGAGTTCCTAATCCATCGTTCCATATCTTCAGCGCACGTTCAAGCGTCACAGTATAATCATCTTGCATTGCCTGCACGTTGCTTGTATCAAACGCGTACCGCATTGTTCCGCGCTGCTTTGCAGGGATAAGATCTCGTGATACGCTGGTCGCTACCATTTCCCACTCATACAGCATCGTGGAAGTGTAGAACCATCGTTGCGCTTCTTTTATGTTTGACCATGGACTGTTTTCAAGCCCCACCACTGCACTCACCACTACCGGGGGAATACCGAACACCATGCAGATTCGCGCTTCATCCATGTCGTTAATGGTTTTCCAGTCGTACCCCTTCAGCGCCTCAGTGATGGTAACGTCAACGTCGGCGCCGTTCACCGTTAGGATGTTGCCTCGCACGCTGCTTCCCATCTTCTGTGCAAGAATGGTGCGCAGGTCTAGCTTTTGAGTGGGATTTAGTGGCTTCATGGTTTTGATAATAACAGAAGGAACATTGCTGCTCGTAATTCCTTCGGCCTGACGCAACAACGCCTTATCGTCGGTTTGCACGTTCTTCCACGCAGCTTGCAAAGGACCGAACCCATCCCATAGATTCATTGGGTCAATGTATCGTGTGTAAATCACGTCATCTTCTAGGAGTGTAAATTGCTTTCCAGAATCAGTTGTGATAATGTATCCAGAGATGAGCGTAGCCTTGCCCGTAGATGGATCAATGCTGTCGGCGGTTTGCACCTGCACCCAATGCGGTGGAAGGGGCCAGACCTCGACGACTTCATTCATGTTATTCTTCCACTTCCACAAAAAGCTCTTGCCAGTGCAGTTCAAGTGGATGCTGATGTACTGCTTGATTTCGCTTTCTGATAAAAACGGATTGGAGATGAACGGCTCACGCAATGAGCTTTTCAGATCATCCTTCCACTCATCTGTTTTAGGGTCCAGCATCTGCAACGCCAGCGGAGGCTGTTGAAACGCTTGCGACTTTAGTTTGATGCAACTGTAGACAAGCGCATTAGCCTTGTACGACTGCAGCAACGCCTTGTTTGTAGATGGATCAAACGTGGCATCTTCACTATCGTTGCGGAAGAATCGAAACGCGTCTGTGAAGTTCATTCCGCTTATATCTTTTTCAACCAGTGCACTCCTATCCCTACGCTTAAAGAACATTGATTTAAGAATCCGCATTTGAGCTTTCCTTTGTGATGGTAGGTTGCTGGAGTGCATTGGGCAAAATCATTTCACGATGTCCACACTTCAGGCATCGCCAGTAGTCAGCGTTGCCGTTATTGCTCCGAATCATCAATCCTATGCATCTGCTACAATAGATACGCCTGAATTCCGAGTGCGCCATTCTGTGTGCCCTCCGTCATCCTGCATTACTAAAACTCACATGACCGAGAACGTCTTCAAACGTAAGAACATACGCATCGGCCAAATCTGGTGAACGCTTCATGCGCTTCTTGATCTTGTCTTTCGGCTCGATCTTGATTTGTCCTTTGCCAGTTGGTTCATACATCGCCCACGTTAATTCTTTAGCGAGGGCGTTGAACTCGTTTGGTATGTACTGATGGCGGTCACTCACTGGATCAAGGCTCTTCGCAGCAGCCCAATACAGTTCGGCGCGCTTGTTCAAGAATTTGTCTTGATCATATGCACTCTCACCAAAGTTGACCGGTACACAGTACCACTCGTTCTCAAACAGTGTATCAGTAAC